GTGAAAAAAAAATTGGATTAAAAAATCGGACAAAGCAGATTGCCAATTTATTTAAAAAAATACAAAACAACAAAACGACACAAACATTGTATCGTGGAATTAAATTAAAAATTATTAAAAAAAACGCCAATGGAAAAAAAGAAATGATGGTGGATATTTCTGAAAATATTAAACGATTATCAAAACTATTTGAAACTGATATTACAAATATTTATGATTACAATGTTAATAAATTCAAAAATGATTGTGTAAAAATAAACGGTGACTTATTCCGAAATGTTAAAACGTTGTTACTTAAAAAAAAATTTAAGATTTTAGACGAAAATGAAACCACTTTTCATATCTACTGGGATAACATGGAATATGAAAAAGGACTTATGAAATATTCAAATAACCATTAAAAGCAAGAACTATTAAATTAAGAACCATTAAAAGCAAGAATCATTTAAAAATTATAAAAAATTATTTAAAAGTAATATTATAGTAATAAATAGTTATAAAATGGCAAAATTTTTTTTTTATCATCAAATGAAAAATCCAGATAAAATACGACAAGTAAGTGAAAATTATATTATAAATGATGCATATATTTTTATAGAAAATGCTCAGAAAGATCCATTATCCATATTAATTAGCAATAATTTTCAAAAAAATACGACAAAATTATATGGGAAATTAGTGACTTTTCCAACAATGAAATTTTCAGAGTGTATTTCCAGGTTAGAGCAAATTCGTGGAATTCAATTAGATTTAACAATTCGTGGAAGATACAAAATGAAAACAGTGGAAACAGTTCATGTTCATCCATTTTGGAATGATAAAAATGCGAACAATGGGAACAATGAGGACAACAGTGGTAACAGTGGTAACAAAAAAATCATATCTGCGTGGATTATTTTGTAGTGATCATTATGTAATGGATGAAAATGTTAAAACAAATAGTTTAGGTGTTTTAACAGGATACTCCAAATAATAAAAAAAAATTGATGTTTTTTTATTATTTGGAATATTTTTTGTTTTTTTTCTCTTGTTTTTTTTCTCGTTTTTGGATCACTCAAAGACCCAAATCTTTGAGTAGTTTGTCGTACTGGGTCTTAGTGGTTTCCCTGACTTTTTGGACAGTTTCATCCAAAAGCGCTTCCAAACTGTTTCCTTCCTTGGTGGAAACATTAGAAAACGCGTGACTTTTCAGGTTCTGGTTTTGATTCTGGTCATTGAGTACCACCTCAACAGTGACCTTCACGGTGATGCCTGGGTGGGTGGACATAACGAGTTTTGTTTGTGAGTTTGTTTGGTAGTGGTTTGAGTAAGTAAGTAAACGGAATCAAACAATGTCAGTTTCCATTGACTATTTTATTAATGAAATAGATCTAAGAAAAAAAATCAAATTTTTTAGATTTACCAAGTAAAATGAAACAAATCAAGATATAAAGGGATAGGGAAAAGCAATGGATGTTATTAGAGTAAGTGAGATGACCAATTTTATCTAAATCGAATCACTTAGTGACAATCAAATACATTTATTGAATCCGTGAATTTACAAAAAATTTGATTTTTTTATACATGTTATTTTGCAAATCAAACAATCACTAATCGTGGATCATTATGTCCACTATCAACGTTTCTAAACCAAAATGCCCATCGTGTAACCAGCGAGTTGGTAAAACCGGTGTTATGCACGAATGGGCACACTTCACTAATTCATCAAAGCGACACATGAAAACCACCACAGATCTTTTTCATCCGAAATGTACAACGCCTGATGGTATTGCCACGGCAAAGCGTATTAAACATGAAAAAATGATAATTCAAGAGAACCGCAGAGCAAAACAGGCTGATCATAATGCAAAGAATCGCGAAAAACGAAGAGAAGAAAATGAAGCAAACAAAATTGCAAAGCAACAAGAACAGGAGAAATGTCGGCGAGAGCGTGAAGAACGTTATCAAATTCAGCTAGAAATAAATCGGAAAAACAATGAGTTGTATGAAGAATGTCGCAAAGAAGCAATGATGCTTGAATTTCCGGAACTGGAAGTCCTTCGTAAAAAATCAGACCAGGCTACAAAGATGTATTTTGCCAAAAAAAACTCTCATGATGCCAAAATTCACAGAGAACTTGTAAAACATTTTCATATGAAAATTATTGATGATGATGGTCCTCCTACAGCACCTGATTATGAATCAACTGAGTCAAGTGAGGAAGAGGACGAGGATGAAGATCACGATGGGGAAACTGAACCAATTGACCACGAAGATAATCTGGAGGATGAGTATGGAGAAGCAATTGAATATGGAGATGATGAGAAAACATATTTTACTTGCTCCCCTGGATTAAGACACCGATCTGTGGAAAATCATCGTTTGAACAAACAACAATTTGTCAAAAGTATGGAAAAGATGATACATATTTATGACGAGTATGAAGAAATAATTGTCTTGAAACACCGGTACGTTGAGGCATCACATCGATACCGAGAGTACACGAAAAAGTTCGAACTCAGAGTAAGACAATTGTGGGACAAGAAAAAGAAAGAATCTGTTTAATGTGTTTTTGGTGTGTTTTTTAGTGAATGTAAAATAAAATTCAAGCTTTGTATAAATATTCCAATGAAATGTGATCGGTAAATGAAAATTGATGATTTACAATTCGCTTTTCTGCATTTTTTCGTTGTGTAACACGTTGCTTAAGACCTTTTTGGTGTTTGTCACGTTTACTTTTCGATTTTTTAGTGCGATGTTCTGCGCCACGCATTGCGATTTTGGAAGTAATTTTTACTTTGTCTTTTTGAATGTTGTTGGCATATTTAATTATTTCAAGTGGTTTCCATAAAACGAGACGTAAATCAGGTGATACGCCATTATTTTTAGACATGTCAACTTTATTTTTTAATTTCCGATTGGCACTGGTATTTGTTGCAAATAATTTACGAATTAAATCTTTTTTTTTAGGATTTCGCTTTTGCTGAAGTTTTTGTGCCTTGATATAAATACGTTTCACTTTTGGATCATTTAACAACAATCGATAATTATCATTCACAATGGTAAATACACGACAAAAACGATTATTATTCCAACTTTTATCTGGATGAATTAATCTCGAAATTTTATAATAGGATTTTCGCAATTCATTTCGAGTAAATTGTCCAGATAATTGGAAAATATCCAATGGGTTAAACAATGGTTTACTAACAATCGTGTCAATGCGACGCCATTCTTTTTCAATAATTTTAATTTTATCCATTGTGATTAAAACGATTGAAAACTTTAAATAAAAAATAAAAAATTTTTGTTTTAGGTGGATCTGGATAAAAATAAAAAATATTTTTACCAATAACTTACCAATCACTTACCAATCACTTACCAATCACTTACCAATCACTTATTATTTGCGTTTCACTAATTGTTGTTCTTCTTTTTCTTCTTTCTTTTTCTTCCTTTTCGTTGCTTTCTTTTTTTTTAAAACATTTGGATATATTATTATTGATGACTGATTGTCTTATTTTATAAAAAAATTTAGTTCAACTAATAAAATTTGATTTATTTATTTCACTGGTAAACACTGGTAAACACTGGTAACCACTGGTATTTATTTAATAATGTCTTCATCATCATCTTTTACCATTCAAGTGGAAATTAACAATGTAAAATGGGACAGATACGGTTACCGGTTGACATTTTCATTTAATTCTCATTGGAATGACAATGAATTGGTCATGAATGTTAGTCATTCAACTTTTGGTAATGATTTAAATTTAATTGATAAAAATGATAAAACAACATGTAAACGACAAGGAACAAATGGTCTTTTATTTAACGTTGTGTGTAAATCACCTGTATTAAAAAATCCAGTCCAAATAAGAATTGTTTCTAAAAATGGATATGATCAATTATCACGTGCTTTATCTTTAAAAACCCAACCTCATATATTAGCACCATCTACACCAGAACCAGAATTGGAAGATATTGATTCCGATTCTGATTCTGATTTTGAGGCGGTTCGTTTTCCTGAAAATAATACAATTAATATTGTTGGTGGAGATTGTGGGACCCAAGATTCCACTCAGGATTCCACTCAGGATTCCATTCAGGATTTTACACAAGATTCAGTCTCTTTTACTTATCAAATAAAAAGAAAATTAACTGGCGATGATGAAAATTCTGATGAAACCACAAAAAAGAAAACAAGGATGTTTGGAAAAATGGAAAAAGTCCAAAAGGAAATTAATAAAAAACTAATGGAATTCAATAAACAAATTCAATCAGAATTTAAAAATAAATATACTTTGTCCATTTCATCAAAATATCTCTCTCCACATCAAATTCAATTAAAATTATTCTAATTTTATGGGATTTAAGGTAAATGCGCAACAACATACCATATTTTTCGTCCATTATGTTTTTTAGACAATACAGGTTCTTTTTTGGCGGTAATTTTTTGTTGATAGACCAGGAATTTATAACATTGTGTCAGTTCTTGATAATTATATGGATTTTTTTTTAAATATTCCATTTGACATGCATGACTGGAATTAATGATTTTGTGAGAAAGTTCCACAAGACGTTTCAATTCTCCATCTGTCAGATTTTCTATGGTGGTGAATGGGTCCACTTTTGCTAAATACAAAACATCCGCCCGAATGTAATTTCCAACACCTGCAAACATTTTTTGATCCAATAATACATCGCATATGGGTCGATTCTTTTTCCGTGCACGACCCAATATCGCCTTTATTTGTTTAAAATTTCCAACATGATTATTACTTTTTGTAAAATCGACACCTAATCCACGTAGTTTTGTATCAAGATCTTTTTTATTATTTGTTAAACTAAATGTGCCATAACTTAATTTATCAGTGAAATGAATGGTGTTTTCTTCATTTGTTTTTATTTCAATACGATTGTATTTATAATCTATGTTGGTCACTGGATTATTTACAAGGACACGTCCACTAAGACCAAGTGTAATAAAAGCCCACCAAGGTTTTGCGTTTGGCGAATTCATAAATTCAAGATATAAAAATTTTCCATGGTAATGGGTAGCGACAATTTTAGTAGGAAGTGTCTTTTTAAAATCATCTAAATTTTTGATTGGTGTTACTGTGTATCGACCACTGAGTGCTTGGATGGATTTGACAGTGTTGTTTAAAATACAAGTGTTTAAATATTTAGATAAAGTGGCAACTTCTGGTCCTTCTGGCATTTATGATAAATAAAATCATTGATACTTTTAAATAAAAATTTTTATTAAATAGATAAATTAAACTCATATTGTAAAAAAAATAAACAACATTTCCATTGAAGATACCACACGGTATTTTTAAATTAAAATTTGATTTTTATCAATTTTATGGTTTTTATAATTTCAGTATTTGGAATTAAATCAACAATCAACTAATCAATGTCTGATTGTTTAAAGTGTAAATTACTTAAAAAAGAAATTATGGATTTGAAAAATCACTTTCAGTTACAAACTTCATTTGTGCCTTCATTTGTGCCTTCATTGTCTTCATTGTCTTCTTCCCATTCTACAATAAAATGTCATTTGTGTCATCAATCATATTTATCTGATGGTAATGGTGACAGCAATGGATCAACGTGTAAAGGGTGTATGATTACCCAAGATCTCCAAAAAAACAAACAGTCCAGTATTTATGGAATTGCGTCTTTTAGATATTGAAAAAAAAAAATTTGATTTTCTAAAAAACATAACAACTTACTTTTATTTCACAAAACCCCATAAATATTAACATGTCAACCACTGTATCATCAACTGATTTAACGGAAGTTACTTGTAATATTGTAGGAGGAACTCTAACAGCTGTTGGAAATGCGTCGGTTGGTTATGGTGTTCTAAAATTAATTTCAGAAACCAGTACTGCCTCTTTGTGTTATTTGGATTATCTACCACAATACCTAAAATCGGATGAAGAAGGAGGTGGTAATTCCACATCTTCCTCTTCTAGGTCTAACGATGGCGAACAGTCTTCACGAACATCACAATTCCAAACAACATTAAAACAAGTTGGAAAGAAAATTCTAGTAATTGGTGTTACGGCAACAGTTGGTGTATTGCTTAAGAAAGCTGGATTACGTATTTCAGATAAATCCACCTCGAATAGTCTTCGTAAATTCATTTATGGGTCTGCCTAATTTTACTTAATTTTACATAATTTAAAAATTTGATTTTTTTTTTTTGATGTATTTATTATGATTATTCGACTGCATCATAACATCATACTACATCATCAGTAACTGGCAACATTCACTATGAATAATTATTATATAAAGCATGATAATATATTCAACACATTCACCACATTCACCAATAACCATCTCAATTATTTATATTTTTCACAACCAATGAAGAAAAGAAAACATAAACAATATACACCAACTCCAATGCCATCACCAAAAAAAAGACAACCAATGCCATCACCAAAACGAACACAGCCAAAGCGACTAAAACCAACAATGGATAAAGAAACATTGAAATTGTGGAAATGTCTTTGCTCTAATGCTAAAAATCTCGGAATAACTGATTGTAATAAAATTCTTGATTTGAACAAGGTAAAAATAAAAAAAAATTATCACGTGCAAATTAAAAAATGGCATCCAGATCGAAATTTAAATCGGATTGACCAAGCAACAGAAATGACCAAAAAGATTATCACTTCATATAAATGGCTGATAAAAAATTATGAAAGAACAGTAGTTGACTTGTTAAAACGGCAAAAATAAAATTAAATTTGATTTATTTTTTTTTGAGTATATGGGGAACAAAACAAGTAGAATTCATCAACAAATCATGTCTTTATCGATTGAAAATTTAAAAAGATATCATGAAATAGCATTTGGTGAATTAGAATCACTGAATACAAAATATTCCAAACAAATGGAAACAAAGAAAACCAAACGTCAGAAAATTGAAAATGAAATTGAAAAATTAAACAATGAAATTGAAAAATTAAACAATGAAATTGATACATTGAATAAAACATGTAAACAAATTTCCACTGTGCTTAATAGTAAAAAAACTACCCAAGATGAAGAACGATGGAATGCATTTTATAAAACCTATCAAACACATAATTTTCATTCAGAATGGTATGATTCATCTAAAAAAATTCAAAATAGTTATTTTAGATTATCAAAAAAACAGATTGATGAAATTCGCGATATTTGTATTGAAGCCAACATGATATTTAATAAAAAATGTGGGAAAGGTGAGTTTCGTTTTATTTCATCAAATAATGAATTATATCGTAAAACATATAATGATATTTCATCTAAAATAAAAAAAGTTGTTTCAAATTATTCCATAGTTTCGATTTATTGTGTTGGTCGTAAAGAATTTGCTATATCTTTAAGTCGAAAAGGACCACCACTATCAGATAGTGGTATCAGGTCATTTGATAAAAAAATGACCTATCGGTATAACACAAGATGGCATATATATTTACAAAATGAGCTATTTACAGGAGTTGATCAAAATCTCAAAAACAGAATTATTGAAATGGGAAAATTACCATGTAAAAAAAATTCATGGAAAATAGTTCATTATTATTAAACATAAAAATAAATAAGCAGATTCAAGAATAAATTTGATTTGTATTTTTTTGTATTTTTTTTTAAATTAAAATAATTTAACGCTCCATCCGTCATCATTGGCACCATGAAAATTTTCGATTATATATTAACACATAACGATATTTCAATAAAGAAACCAAAGAAACAAGAGAAAAAGTCTTCTTTTAGAAACATGGTAAGTAATATTTTATTTGACTCAAATAATGATGATGAGAATAATGATGATGAGAATAATGTCAAAAAAAGATGGAAACATATTTCAAATATTTCTCTTGTAACACCAGAATTAATAGAAAAATATCCAGATTATCCTTGGAATTGGAATGTATTATCCGAAAATAAAAAGATTACTTATGAATTTATTGAACAAAATGCCGACAAACCATGGAATTTTGAATTATTGACAAAATGTCTGGTTCATAAAGATATAGTTCAATTAATTGATTTGGTATTAAAAATGCCAAATAAACCATGGGATTTTAAACTAATTACAAATGACATATATTTTCTACGCGATGATTCTGAAAAAACCAAATTTGAAAATTTTATTTTACGCTTTTCGCAAAAAAAACTAGCTTGGGATACATTATCCCTTAAATGTGAATATCAATTTATATTAAATCATCATAATATGAATTGGAAATGGGGTTATATTCAACAAAGAAATGACATTAATTTACAATTTATAAAAACTCTAATTCATAAACCATGGTCATGGAAATCTTTTACTAAATATTCAGTAATTACATTGAAATTTATAGATGAGTATCCTGAAAAAAACTGGAATTGGAAGGTATTATATAAATTGAAAAACCCAAGTGTCAAATTTATACAAAAACATTTAAATCATGATTGGGATTGGAATATGGTCCTGCGTATATTACCATTAACTGTTGAATTATGGGGTATAATTGATTCACGTTGGACGAATAATCCTCCTTCCCAACATATTATGAGTTTTTATATAAGCAATCTTTGTCAAAATCCAACATTTAATGGAAAAATAATAGAAGCATTCCCATTGAAAAATTATTGGTATTGTAATAAAAATATAGGAACAATAAGTAAGATTGTGTCACT